AGGATGGACAGAAGATCAATCGCTATACTCCTTCTGAAGACCAGAGCAATAAATCTGGCAACAAAGGAAAGAAGGACTTCTGTTATAAATGCACATCCTGTTCACAGATTTTAATATCAGGCAGCCAAATCTGAAACATCTTTTTTACCTTGTTTACACAGCATTATATCAGTATAACAGCTACTGTAATTCACACAGGCATTGAATTCCACTTTCACACAATCCTTAAAAGGATTACCGATTGAGGGATTATCCCCAATCCAACTGCATAATTCAAGAATGGAAGATTTATTGGATGTAAAATACACAAACGAATGCTCCTTCAGAACATGCAGGACATTCAGATAATCAGCCAGATGCCAGTACATTTTATATGTTCCGACTTCTGTACTTAAATAAGGGGGATCAACCAGGAAAACCACCCCCGGAACATCCTTGTAACGTTTGAACACTTCCTTATAATCTTCACTGACAATGGTTAGTCCTTCCAGATAATCCTTCGCATCGGAATAGTCAGTCCGGTGGATAGTGTTATAAAACGTTTCTTTCCTCATATTATCCAGATTCAGCACATATTTCATGGAAAACAACAGGGATGACGACAATGTGATATAATCAACGTAGCCATGTTCCTTTTCCTCCTTTTCAATACGAGCCAATATTCTTTCACGGGCTTCACCGGTTATACGTTTCTTTCTGGGGAGTTCCGCTGTTATCCTTCGCAAATCTGCCAGCAACTGATTGGTATTCGGTATATTGTCAAGCCGTTGCCGGTAGTTGTCGAAATCATTATATACCACAACAGCATCAGGTCTTACCCGTTTGGTGATGTGGGACAGCAGCCCCGATCCGCCAAAAAGATCCACAAAAACGGTACTGTCTGGGAATCGGTCCAATACTTTGATGAATTCTTTGGCAAACATACGTTTCTGCCCCACAAACGGAAGCGGGGCAGACAGATACATATTTCTCATGTTACTTTCCATTTAAAAAAACGCCGCAAAGATCTTCTGAATTTATGAGAAACAGGCAGGATCAGGAGCGTTACCCACTGCACGACACATGCAGCAGATCAGACATTCAGTTCGAAACGGACAGTCTCGTCACCGGCAAGCAGTGCACGGGTACCTGGGATATTGTTCTCGTAAATATGTACATTTCCCAGGTAGAGGGTGATCGACTTCAGGGGAAGTTCTATCTGCCGTGCCATCAGGTACAGATGATAAATGTCAGCAGGCAATCCGAGATTTGCATCACTGCTACGCTGGTATGCGGACAACACCAGTTCTCCATTGTCAATCTGAAACTGCACCAAGCTCAGGCAGGGCGTCTGGTTGCTTTCCACACCGGTCTCACCTAGGAAAAGCACATAATTCTTACTGTTACGTTTCTCCCTGTTGATTTTGTCTATGAGTGGCGGCAGCTTCTCAAAATAGGTGGGATAAGAGTTCACAAGAATGGATCCGCAATAATCCCACCAGTTGATACCTGCTTCGCGGTATTTTTCCACCTGGCGCTCACCCTGCATAAACAAATGCAGTTCATTACGAAGCTTCTTGCGGGCAATATGATGCCCTTCAAAGATGTCCAACAGATCCGCTGGTGTAAGTACCAGAACCTCATTCAGAAGGTACTGTATGTTCCCCTTCCTGTTTGATTGCGTTTTTCCTGTGGCAAGTATCTTGTCTAGTACCTGATAATACTTGTTCATAGCCATTCCTCTTTATAAAAATGAAACATCCTAAAGATAGGAGAAACAGCACAGTCCGCCTGATAAAACAGCCCGTTCATACTGCAAACGTCTTACAATCACTCCGAAACCGCTTAATCAGGGCATAAATCGTTCTCTCACTGACCGAATATTTTTCAGAAAGCACGGCAACGACATAGGATACTTTCTCCCCTTGACTTGTCCGGTACATGTATTCCGAATACAAATCCACATATTGGACATCCTCCAGACGGACACCCGCCTCCTGCAACTTTTTCAGCAGCTCACGATTAAAGTTTATTATCTCTATCACTTTCATACAATAATATTTGATTATCTTTGCGTCATCTCACTCACATAACATACAAAATGCGTCACACCGCAGCAGAGGGTATTTGCCCCCGGCTGTGCGGTGTGACGCATCTTTGTGTAAGTATGTGGGTGAGATAACTACTTACAGGCCGGGGGTTCTTTTTTGCCTTCCCCCGCAAGGCATTTCACAAGATCCAGTGAAAAACCATCCAAAAAATGACTGATTTTCCCCTTATTTTCGTATTTATCATTCAAAATGTGCGTATTTCAGCCTTGAATTTTGCTGTAAGAGCACATAAATATCTAGTTTTCAATAAATAACACCATAAAACCAAAATCTTTAAAACCATGTCTCTTGTTTCCGTGCGGGCCGCTCAGAAGTCCCGGGGCAATTGCCCCAGGCAATTTTCGTGAAATATGACAGAGAAAAACGGCGGGATGCCTGGTACGGACAGAAATCACTCCTCAAAACCGGGAATATAGGGATTTGCATTATTGCCACGGGCAATACGGACAATGCGACGCCAGTTTCTGCGCATCATCAGGTATTTGAAAGCGTCACTGAAATTGGTAGAAAACATGGGAAGTTTCTTCGGGGCAAGCTTTTCACTCTTCTTGATCTTGAACACCACCTTGGTTTCACCCTTATAGCGGATGCCGGCTGGGGCTTTCTCAACACTGCTGACCATTTCACGGCAATTCACCGCATCAACCAGCAATCGGGGCAATTGCCCATTCTCTCCCTTCATCAACTCCTGCATGAATCCGTATTCCTCCGACTGGGGGATGATACTCTGTCTGCGGCTCATCAGAATGACGGTCCATCCGGTCCGCCGACCATCGGCATCCTTCTCTATGGCATCCTTTATCTTCCTGGCATAATCCTCCCCCTGTCTTTCAAAATTATTGCCGGCCCGGTCATAATACAACGACAGTTCCTTACATTCATGTGAAGCAAAGAAATCCAAGAACTGGTCAGCCAGCTCACGGAACCACCCGGGAGGTATCTCGAAAAAGTTTTTGTGGCATCGGTAATACGCTCCGTCTTCCTGCCCAATCACGAATGAAAGCATGTTGCCGAAGTCCATACCGCCATCCAAAGGTTCATCATGCCGCAGATAGCGCAACTCCCGACTATTTTCCGCCGGCTCTCCTCCGGGACTTCCGTCGTAATACTTATGCCTTTGCCCGAACAGCACATAGAAACGGACATCACGCCGGAGACCGGGCCGCATACCCAGCACCGACTTGCAGAACTCATGCAGTTCAAGAGTACCTTGATATAAGTTTCGTATATATTCCGGGGTCAGGATATCAACATTGACCAGAGAGGATGCGTTAAGAAAAAAGGTTTGTCCGCGGCGCAATTTGCGCAAGGCCCGATCATAATAATCTATTTTCCTTTCCAGACGCGCCAGCACGGAGTGACTGGGATTGTCTTTCTTCTGCTCGCGCAGTTGCTTCAACAGCAGCCCGTTCCGTTCAAAAGCCGCCTGTACAATCAGAATTATACGATCTGGATCCATATTGGGTGCATAACGGAAATACCAGTCATATTCCCCCTCGTTGACATCCGGCATATCAGTGGTGATCGTCAGACCAAGAAACAGATGCGATGCCCCGTAAGTGAGAGAATCGCCACGTAGAACAGGCATGGCACGGTTCACCTTCTCGTCCTTGTCATATTTTGACTCGTCATAAAACAGATGGACCACCGATTTGCCGGCAAGCAGTGAAGGGTTATCCAGCGAACCCATAAAAATAACACTGCCATTCCAGAAGGAATAGCAGTTCCGGTAATCATTGACAATTATGGAGCATTTCGCCTTCCAGGAGGCCGGCGGTTCCTTTCCACGGATATAATGCACCCCCTCGTACAGCCCCATCATTTCCCATCCCTTCTGTACGGCGGGCATGATGTTGTCCTTCAGATTGGCATAAGTGTTGGCGACAAAAGCGAAAGGCGCACCGGGCATTTCCCAGATACACCTGTATGAACGTCTGGACTGTATGACCGTACTCTTGGACATACCACGCCCGGCTATGACAACCAAAATGGTCGTATCCACGAAATCGGTCAGCATCTGGACATTATGGCTGAATTTTACATCCACATCCTCATCATTCGCTATCTTCCTCGCTAAATTCCTCGATATCATAAATCATACGTTTTTTCAAATCAAACTTTCTTATCCGTGCGTCCTCTTTCAGATTATCACGCACAGCAACAGGTATCTCCGGTATCGAGTCGATGAAACCCTCCAGTTCCTTTCTATCAATGGCGGGAACGCCCAGATCCTCACGGTTGGCCGTATAGATATCAACCTTTTTCTGGTTTAGAAGCTCTTCCGGTATCTCCGCCTGTTCCTTCCTGAAGCATCTGCGGTATTCACCGGCAAGTTTCAACAAGGCCCTTGCCTCCTTGATCTTGCCGGCCAGGAAAGCGGCGTCCGCCCACTTCTCGGCACGCTCGGCATACAGGGCAGCAAACGCCTCCGGACGGATGTTGTCTTGGGTATAGAAAAAATTGATGCTGTCATTATACACCTGCCGGGCCATCCAGTCGGACAGGCTGTACGGCTCCGACTTCAGCAGCCTGATTATTCCTGCCTTTGTCACCATCCTGCCGTTAGTGAAACGCATCCTGGCACGCAGACCACGTACCATCTCCATTAGAGAGAAATACTCCCTCTCTTCCGGACGCAAAGAATCCAGCGTTCCGGTGGAAAGAATGCGCTGGATCTGATTCAGATCAACCTTTTCAAAGTCCACTCTTGAAGGTCTGACCGGCAATTCACTCATATTCATCCATATCTTTTAACAGATTCTCAAACAAACGGCGTTCCTGGATCTCCGTTAGCAGCTTAACGGCATCAATATTCCCGTCCTCAGCTGCTTCGTGCAGCTTTATCTCGGGAGCGATCCGTGAGACAAGCACGCCTTCACGGATCAGCCCTCGAATGGTGGTTCCTGGAATACCGGCGTCATATACAAAAAGAAAGCATTCAGAAGCGTCAAGGCCAAGATAGGCGGCAATATCCTCCGGCGCATAACCTAAAGAGGCCATGCGGCGAACATCATTTTTTTGCTCTCCAGTTAGAGCCAGGCTGTCAGGGGGAATATCATTCATAAGATAATTTGTTCAAACATTCTTCTAGGTACGCCAACTCGCATTTTTTTGCAGACAGTAAATGGGCAAACTCGCCACGGTCACAAGGGTGGGAGAAATGCTCCATTTTCAGGAGTAGCCCATTGATCCCGTCCTCCAGCGTCCCCTTCCGAAATATCAGTTTTTTTTTCTGTTTTCCAGTTCCTTTTCGGCGGCCGATTTCATAGATTCCCATTTATCCACTGCCGCCAATGCCTTCGCACGTTCCTCCTCACCTTCAACGGTTTCAAGCTTCTTCTTCCATTTGGACACGTTGCTGGCCGCATTCTTACGGATATTCATCACCTCAAGATCACTTTTGTTGGAAAGCTCGTCAGAAGCTAGATAGACGGCAATACGGGGATGTTTCCCGAGCAGCACATGATTGTCACGGTAATATTCCAACTCCTCCCAGATACTCCGGTCCTCCAGGTAATTCTCCACAGTTGTTTTGGCTATGGCAAATGCCTGTTCCAGCTCAACGTCATCCGGCAGTTCCCCCAGTTCCCTGAAAGTTTTTAGATAAAGGTCATAGGCCGTGAACATATCGGCAACCAGTATTTTCAGTACATCCGGACAATCCGGAGAGTTGAGGAAGGGGAAACGGTCACGGAAACGGATCACATTTTCCACAACCGGGGTAACAGGAACATTCACTGCGGTTTTCTCAGCCTTGATCTCTTCCACCACTATAGAAGCTGAAGATATGTGGGGAGAGTCCACTGCCTTCCGTTGCATTGTCCTGAAAGCCGTTTCCGAAATTCCGGCAAGCTTGCGCAGTTCCTCCATCAAGGTGGCACGAAGCAGGTCTGTTTCGGCATTCCGCCGGAAAGTGGCTTTCAGCATCAGATTAAGCCCGTACTCCTCGTACAAAGCAATCCCCTCACGATACGGACGGGGACCGCTCAGATAAGCAATAATTTTTTCTTTCATACGATAAAATTTACAATGTACCATACAAAGAAAAAGCCCGGCAATTGCCGGGCAAAAGACAGGTCGAATAAAAACAGCTTTCAATAAGAAAGTCTGAGTGAACCTATTTTTTGAGAAATGTCTTTCAGCGCATGATTGAATCTGTCCAACTCCTCTTTCAGTTCCCCATGGATGTGGTGAACACTGTTAATACTATATTGCCGCATCTGATCAAAACTGCGCCACCTCGTAATACTTGAAGAAATAATACAATGCCACCTTATGCCATTTGGTCAGGTCCTTGTCTCCGGAAAGTATGGACGATACCGTACATTTGTCAATCCCGGTATAATTACTTAGGTGCTTGGCCTTCAGCCCTAATTTTTCCATACGTTTCCTGACCCATTCGACAGTAATGCCGTCAATATCCTTGCGGTCAAAATTAACAGCGGAAACTGTCAGTTTCCAGTCTTCCGGAATCTCACCTTTAAACATTTCCCGGACACGCTCGTGAAGTTCCTTTTTGGAAAGGAACTGTCCATTCACCAGATCCTTCTGCTCCGCACGGACAATCAGACGGCCTTCGGAGAAGGAAACAATTTCAATTACAATATGCGCCATACGTGCATACTGTCTGGCAAACTCATCAAGTCTCTTTTTAACCTCTGGAGAAAGAGGAAGTAAATCCAAATTTTTCATACTGCATCAATTTACGATTGATTATCGGAATATTTGTTTTTAATCTGTAAAAGGAAGGGCCGAAGCCCTTCCCGTCACAATTTGACAAGTCTTAAATGCGTCAGGTCGAAAATCGCGATCTGCCTGTTTTCACGTCCGAAGCGCTTGGCTGCTTCCAGATCTGTGAAAATCCGGATGCTGTCGAAATAAAACTGTCCGTTTTCTTCATTCAGCCATCCGCCGACTTTCCTTTCGTGCTCTAAAGCATGGTTAAGAACTCTTCTCAGACCATCTTCCCCGAAACTGTCCTGAGTTTCAAGATAAGCGACTGAGATGCCTTTTGTGACCTTTTTTAAGGTTGTAAGGTCAACCGTGAACCCTTCCGGGTTCTGTCTTGCTATCTCCTGGATAGCCTTGAACAATTGTTCCATAATTAAAAGAACTTATGCGGACGTCACCCGCGTTTGTTATGACACTGCAAATATACGAAAAAGTTTGTTACTGGCAAACTTTTTCGTATATTTGAATAATAAAAAAAAGCGGAACCGAAGCCCCGCTTTCCTGAAATAATGAAACCTCACTAAAATAAGAATATGACTTATGCCTGATAACGGCTCTGCTCAATCCATGTACATGTACCGGAACCGGATTCAAAAGCCTGAAGGGTTATCTGGCTGCCCGGACTAGCGGTGAAGGTTTCTCCGCCACGCAGCAGGAACTGGCCGCCGTGAGCAATTGTCGGAGCCACGCCTGACGCTACACCCAGCAGGGTCATCACTGCACCATGCCGTCCGCCGGTCACTTTATTTATTTCCGCTTCACCACCCTGAAGCTGATATTGCCCTTCCGCCGTAAACGGGATGGTAGTGGCAGACGCGCTCACACTCGCCACCGGTTCTTCCGAAGGAACAGTACCCTTATAAATGGCGATGTCATCCCCTTTACTGATCTGGGTAAAAGTGAATTCAGAGGAGTTGGCATCCTTGTTACCGGTATAATTGACTCCCATCTGCATGGGATTGCAGGGAGAACCGAACAGATCCTTGTCCTGACCGTCACAGTAGCTCATTATCACGATACATTTCCGACCGAGCCAGTTGGTCTTGAACTCACGGACCGCTTGCTTGTTTCCCGGATGGTTCCCCTTGACCGTAGGGGTGAAACCAAGTGCGTCAGGATCTCCGTCTGTATTGCTTGTAACCTCCACGGTACCGGGAGTGAAATAGATGTCAGTAGAATAACATCCAGGCTTCAATTGTATGTTCTCGGTCATCAACACACCGGCCGAGTCACGTGCCGGGAACACCAGAATATCATCCACATCAATGATACTCATCATGTCGCGCGGGTTGATCCCTTTACCCGGATTACCTTCCGGGCGCTTCACTGCTCTTTTAACGTATGCCATAATTATAACAATTTAAAATGAATAACAGGGGCGGATTACTCCGCCCGTAAATTTAACCACGTGCCACCTCATAGAATTTGCCACCTGCATAAGTCAGCATGATAAATTTGCCGGCGCTGAGCGTCATGGCATCAGTCAGGACAAAATTACCACTATTATCGATAGTGGACGCATTCGTATTCCCGGCCCCGTGAATGGTATACACCTCACCTTCCACCGCATCTGTGAAATTCGTGATTGCCGTCGCTTTGGTATTGGTTCCCGTTACGAACACCGTGGCACCCTCCAAGGATGGAGTGGTTGCATCGTTGGCGAACTGTAATGCACCGGAAGCTGCCGTATCACGTCCGATTTCGATGAATTTCCCGTCAGAACGTTTCATCAGACGTATGGTGTCCCCTTTCTTCGGTATCCAGTCGGCACTGATCAAGCTGAACTTATCGGATTTGGTGATCTTTACCCCCTTGTCCTCGCTGCCACACTTGATGGTGACAATCTTACCCACTTCGGCGTTCTCAATATCCGTAATGGTGAACAGGCTGGTGTTGGCCACGGTCTGTACACTGGTATGCAGGGCTACGTTCGGGTTTTTGTCCTTCTCCCCGTCAATGAAGGAAGATGCAGGCCGGTCATACTCGTTACAGAAGATCATCTGGCGGCTGCCGTCCATATCCTCTTTTTCTCTATATTTGAAACCTACCGCACGCGCCCAGATGGATTCCTTCCACAAGGACCATACCTTAAGCGTCCAGTCTTGTTGTTCCAAGCTGAAATTTGTCATTTCACCGGCCACATGCTCGAAGCATTTGATATTGCCCTCCATCGTCCAGAAAATACGCTGGTGATTGTCTGCGTTCGGAATCGGAATCAGCTTCACAGCCGGATATTCCTTAACGTACATCATATTGGCCTTGTAATCCTGGTTCACACCATAGTGCAGCTCGTTGTATTTGTGATACCATACTACCATATAGCTGGGAAGATACAGGGCCAGCTGCCCGCTGTCACGGTACACGGCAGGAATCATTCCCGTACCCTGGAACAGTTTCTCACCGATATTGGCTTCCGTGATCTCACCCAGCACAAACGGCTTGATCTGGTAAACGGTCTTCCCGTTATTAATGTCAATGAAACCGTCAACCTTCTTTCTCAGCCATTCATAAAGCCCGTCGGCCGCTTCCATGGCGCGTCCCGGCTTGTTAAGGTCAGGATCCTTGCGCACGCCGTTGATACGGCGCAGCTCACGCTCGTTATGCAGCTTCTTGGCTGTTTCCGCCAGAATGTATTCAATGAACGACCATTTGATCGCCTGTGATCCTTCCTTGTTGAGAGAGCCGATCCAGGTCTTTTCCAGCTGCTTCAGGTCACGGAACTTATGGGCGAACATGACACTGAACATACGCAATGTCTCGTTGTCGAACTCATATTCACCTTTGGTCACATTGTCGAAATCACTGGAGGTGTTGTCAGCCTGCGAGAACTCACCCAGCCAAATGTTGACCAGAGTGGCCAGATCCTGATATCCGCTCTCCACCGGGAAGATGCTCTCGATACTGGGGAGCTTGGTCAGGAATGACTGCAAACGGTCCTGCCAGCGGATGCGGTAGAACGCACCAAGGTCCTCCTTCAGACGGCCGTAATCCACGGAACTTTCCGCACGGACCTGAATATTGATTCCCTGACTTGCGAGCAGAGCGGCACGGGCACGCATGTTATACGGACGATCCAGCGCGAACATCTCACCCTGCATACCTCCAAGCTGCTTGTCATCATCCAGGTTGAAGGCACCGGCACCCGTATTTTGTTTCAGACCGGCACCCGCACCATGGTCCGGCTCCGGCAATGCGCTCAGTACCGAAATCTTCTGCTTCAGCTCCGCTATTTCGGTATCTTTCCGGGTGATGGCCTGCGTCTTTTCCCCGTCTGTCTTTCTTATTGCATCCAACTGCTCCTGCAAGGAAGCCATTTCGGATACTTTCTGCGCCAGCAGACCACGAATCAGCGCCTCTCCCGAGTTCTCAACAGGACCGGTCTGCTGTTCCTCATCCTTAAAACCATTTTTCAACGCTTCCCCGAAAGGAGTTATGAACTTCTCATCGAAGCCAAGTTCTTTCAGTTTGGCTACATCATCGGCATCGAGGATATCCTTGTCCTCAGCCTTCTTCCACTCTTTCAGCCCCAGCAATCCAAGGATTGCGCCGGCAAAGGTGGACATTTTAGAATACTTTCCCATAAAAATAAAAATTTAAAAGATTTGATTTGTCTTGTTGATGACGGACTGCGCCAGAATCCAGCGCGCAGCTCCCTCCAAAGTGTTATAACCGTCCGCCAGTCCTTCCCTGACCGCTTCATCACCCATAAAGGTCGCCCCGCGGAACACGGGGGAGTCCTTGTCATAAGCGATGGAAAGGTTCTCCGAAACGGTCCGGCAGAACATCATGTGCAGTTTTGACAGCTTTTCCTTATAAGGTTCCTCGTTATTGTTTTCCGCAATCTCCCGGTGTTCCCTGTTTTTCAAGTCGGCCGAATCCGGGTAAATCTCCCGATAATCGATTCCTTCTTTTTTCAAGGCCTCCTTGGCATTATAATAGGTACCCACAACACCGATACTACCCACCTCGCACATCAACGAGCCAAGAAAGCGCTTGTCTGCGGCTGATGCCAGCCAAAAATGTGCGGAAGCACAAGCTCCGGCAATGTAAGCGACTACGGGTTTGGGACATTCGGATATCATTTTTGACGCATTGTCCAGACCGGTAATCATTCCCCCCGGTCCATTTATCCACAAAATGATGCCTGCAATACGGTCATTAGCTGCCGCCTGTGCAATATATTCCTGAAGGCGGAACGTCTCCCAGGAATAGAGCGTCCCTTCCAGCACAATAACGGCAACCGAATCGGAAGGAAGACCGCTGTCTTCCAAATTCCACCGCCCCACAAAATTCAGATCCGATGCGTATGCGGTCACGGTATCTTTTTCAAAAAATGCCTCTACCTCCTTAAAATTGCCGGAATGTATTGAAGGAAGGATCAGTGAGACCAGATTGTAATAATCCTCTCTAGCCATGGCCCATTTTTCATTGAATATTAACTGAATACGATTCATCCGTTCTTTTTTCCTGCAAAATAAAGAACAGATCCATCCATGAACAAGGACACGGAGAAGCGGTCATCACACCCGGTCATGAAAAGACCGTTTTTCCACATAAAAACACCTCCAAAAAGGACATGGAAAGGACAAAAAGACACGCTACGTTACATAAAATTATCTGTGTTTATATTCCCGAACGGAGGTTTTACGGCGCATCTTCCGCCGCCAGCGCTGGTAATCTTTCAGAAGTGCTTCCACGCTCAGACTCTCAATGCAATACTTCCGGAGAAAGTACCAGGCCGAATTGATGTAGTCTATACCATAGACATGTTTGTTTTCATCAAACAGGTCATGAAGCTCCGCACGCATCATTGTGTTTATCTTCCTGGAAAGTATTTTGGCTCCCCTCTCGCCTATATAATTATAGGTAGCCAAAGGTTTGCCACCCGGAAGGTGTGCCTCTCGGCGCTCCGGCAACACAAGCTCCAGATTTCCGCTATCCACAGGGCATCCGGCAGGACGTTTCTGCAAAAGATCATAGACGAAATGGTACAAATCAAGATCTGAAGGCAGGCGGACTACCTTGCTGTCCGGGGTTCCATACTTGCCTATTAGATATTCGGCTAAATAATTTTCTATCGTTATCTTAGTGGTAATCATATACTTATGTGTTTATACAAAAGTAATGATTTAAATTGAGATAGTCAAAGAACAACCGGCTAAAGATGGACTGGCTTCCAAAAGAATCATGAAGGCCGTTGCAACACCCCTTGAAAAACAAAGGGGGGATTTTCGTGCAACCGTACGATCTGATGATTAATATTATTGTAATATATTGAATATCAATATATTGTACACTGCACAATTCGCGCACGATTTTCGTACGAAATGTAAAACCACGCACAAAAAGCCATAAAATACGTTTTTGGACAAATCGAACGGAATCGTGCAAAAATCGTGCAGACATAAATATTTATATATCAATATATTATAGGTGAGTTCTATCAATTCAATTTATCCTCTTGTATCAGACAGCAGAACTCTTT